AAAAATGAATTTATACGAAATTGACCAAAGATTATTAAACCTTGAAACATATGGTGTTGATACAGAGACCGGAGAAGTTGCTGTTTCCGAAGAAGACTTCCAAAGAATGTATGAAGATATCCAAATGGATATGGAAAACAAACTCATCAACACCGCTTGTTACATTAAGAATGTTCAAAGTGATATTGAACAGATAAAAGCAGAAGAAGATAGACTTAAGAAACGCAGACAGTCCAAAGAAAAAGCCGTAGAGAGATATAAAAAGGCTATGGATAATGTCATCAAGCATCGTCTTAACGATATTGATAACGACTTTGATGGTTGCAATAAGTGGAAGATTGATGACCCTAAAGCAATTATCTCTTATAGAAAGTCTACTAAACTTGAGATTCTTGATGCGGATTTAATTCCAAAGAAATACAAGACCAAGGAAGTAGTTACAAAAATAAGCACAGAAGATATTACAAAGGCTCTCAAAAATGGGGAAAAAGTAAAGGGAGCAGAGTTAGTTAGAAATCTCAATATGCAAATCAAGTAAATAGATTAAAGGGGCGAAACAAATGCTTATTGACAAAGACAAATTAGAACAAGCAAAACGGGCTATAGCCAATGAAACACCCGATTTGATTGCAGATTTATTAAATCTACAACAATATGATTCGAGAAATCATAAAGCTTTATGTCCCGTACATAGTGAAGACACTCCTAGTTTTGTTTGGAATCCTAAAGCATTAAATTTTCACTGCTTTGGTTGCTCTCACAACGTTGATATAGTGGACGCATATATGGAAAGCGGTCTTACATTCAACGAAGCTTGCGAACAAATCTTTGAAAAGGCTGGGATTTCTTATACATTTGGAGAAAAGGGTGTTAGAACTAAATCTCAATATAGGTATCCTAAAGAAGAACCTATAACAGAAAAAGAAAACATAACAGAATACTTCAAGAAACGGTGCATATCAAGAGAGACTCTTGATTATTGTGATGTTCGTGAAGATAAGGGTGGAAACGCAGTATTTAACTATTATGATACTAACGATGTGTTAACTATGGTTAAATACAAACTGAGTCGTAAACCACAAAAAGGCGAGAACAAATCATGGTGTCAAAAGGGTGCAGATACAACTCAATTATTATTCAATATGAACCGAGTTAACCCTAATCAACCTCTACTAATTTTAGAAGGGGAGCCTGATTGCCTTGCCGCTATTGAGTCAGGGTATAAAAACTCCGTATCTGTTCCTTTAGGAGCAAATAATTATGGTTGGATAGAACAGAATTGGGAGTTTCTTGAACAGTTTAACTCAATCATTCTTGCTTTTGATAATGATGAAGCAGGCATTAAGGCTCAAAAAGAAGTAATATACCGATTAGGAACTTGGAGAACTGGTGTTGTTGACATACCTACCACGGTTGAGTTTAATGACCGTACCGTTACAGTAAAGGACATTAACGAACTTCTCTACTATAAGGGCAAGGAAGCGGTTTTAGACGCGATTGTCAACGCAAAAGACTCTCCTGTTCAATCTGTTGTAGACTTCTCTACTATTGAGGATGTTGATATAGATAAGATGCCCGGAATTTACACTGGATTTAAAGAAGTAGATAAAGTCATAGGTAAAATATTTTACTCAATGATTACAATCGTCAGTGGTCTTCCATCATCTGGTAAAAGTTCATTCTTAAATCAGATTATAGGTAATGTAATTGATTCTGGAGAACGTGTTTGGATATTCTCAAATGAGATGAACTCAAATATTTTATCTAACTGGTTAACATTAGGACTTGCTGGTAGAGGAAACATTAACGAATACATCAGTACATACACTGGAGCGCCATATTATAAGACACCGCCTGAGATAAAAGAGAAAATAAGACGATTTTATGACGGACAGTTGTACATTTATAAAGACGATGCTCCGAATGATGAAGATTCACTCTTTGTTAGTATGGAAGAATGTGTTAGAAAGTTCGGTATACGGACTCTTATCATTGATAACTTGATGTGTATTGCTCTTAATAATGCAAGTAATGATAAGTATGATGCTCAAACGGTGTTCTTTAACAGGCTAATTAAGTTTGCAAAGAAGTTTAATGTAGCAATTATTATTGTTTGTCACCCAAAGAAACTTCCTGCTGGTGTAAGAGAAGTTGATATGTATGATATTAGTGGTTCGTCAAACATTATTAACCTTGCTCATTTGAGTTTCGCATTAAGAAGAATATCTAAAAAAGAAAAGGAAGACCCTAAATGTCCTTATAACAGACACGATGTTCTGTTGTCTATCATTAAAGACAGAGTTCAAGGACGTAACGGTGTCGAGATACCTTTTTATTATGATGTTCCATCTCGTAGATTCTATACAAATTACGAAGAATACACGAGAAACTTCAAGTGGGATAGTGAAAAGGCTAATGCTAATCTTGAAATCCCAGAGAAATTAAAGGATTATGCGATGGAAATATATGGAGATAAAAAAGATGAACAGAAAAGAAATGTATAAAGATTTAGACAAATATAAAGCAACTAAAAAGAGACAATCGGACCACTACCGACAACGTGGCGGTGCGTATCTCTATGATAAAAGACCTTATACTAAAGCCGAAGATGAAGCAATTTTAAAACACGAAGTAAGTGATTTGGAATTATCCAAACAATTACGAAGAAGTAGAGGTGCTATTCAACGACATAGATGGGAATTAAAAAAGAATTTACTTCCACAAGAGTCGTTGCCGTACAGTGAATTAAAGAAAACGAGAGGAGAGTGATTGGTATGATATTTATTAGTGCCGCTGACTTTCAAAAAAGTATGCAAGAACTTATAGAGAATAATAGTTACATATCAAACGGAGTTGAAAAGGAAAGAGACTTCGAAAACTTCCATAAACAAGCTGACGACTTGATGTGTAGAACATTAAGAACATTAGGATATGATAAAGGTGTCGATGTATATGAAAAGATACCAAAGTATTATTCAAAAGGAGAGTGAACATGAAAATAGTTTGGAGAGAAGATTACGATTTACATTCTGATAGATGCTATAAATCTCCTTGCTGTAGTGACTGTTCTCAAGAATATGGAGCGGTTCCTGTTTATTTGTTAAATGATGGGCGAAGTTGCGAGTGTGTCAATTGTCATCAAGTAGCCATAGCAGATAAAGCACAAATTAAATGGCTTAAAGATAGGCAAGGAGAAAAGATAGTTCCTAACGATTATTGCTTTTCTTGTAATAATTACACGATGGAAACCCATATGCGCAAAAACGTAGTTACAAAGAAGTGGCAATCAGCGTGGGGCGAATGTAAGAATTGCGGTGCAAGATTTATTGTATAAGGAGAATAATATGACACGATTGGAAGCATTAAGACAACAGAAGAGAGAGATTGAAGCAGAGATTAAGAAACTTACTAATAAGGTTGTAGAAGTTGGACGATGTAAATTTCATCTTGAACATTACGCATCAAGACCTGACGAATGGATAGTCACATACAAGTCTCGTAGTTATTCATTTAGAGGAGACGAAAAGAATAAACGACTCATAGCACACCCAGATAAAAAGGTTGCTATTGAACAGATAACAGAAGTCATCAACGATTTACAAGCATTACAATCCAAGTTGTTAGAAGATTTGAAAGGGGATAATGATGAAAACAGTATGTACAATTCTTAATGCCGATGAAAATACCCATAAAGAAAACATTGATATAGATTTGATTAAAGATGACAATGTTTTGGCAATATATCTTGAAAACAAAGTGATATGCCTATTATGGTCTGATATTGAAAAGTTAAAATGCGACAAAAAAGAAAACCTTACAAGAATAGTTAGAAGAGTTTTCCATTATTATGATGAACATCACGCCGATTATAATTGGACAGAATTTAATGAAGCCTGCGGAATAATAATGGATTTAATTGACGAAAACATTAATGAATAAGGAGAAGAACACAATGAAAGCAGAACTTATTTTAAAAGATGAAGATATAGTTAAATGTGTAAAATTGGAGTTAACACCCACAGAATGCTTAGTGCTTAATCAAGCATTGCGTGATTATTTATCTTTAGACAGACACGAAGAAGATAAACAGATAGCAACAACAATGTTGGAAAATATGCGTGAAGATTTTGAGAAATATAGGGAGAATAAAAATGACTGATTTTTTGATAGTAAGTTTCGAAAAAGATGAAAAGACTAATGAAATTGGAATATGTGTGGCAAGACAGACCAAAACAAAAACGAGTGTCTTAAAAATGGAATTAGATGAACAAGCAGAATTGTTATACAAAGCATTGACAGACCAAAGTTTTAAGATAAAGGAGAATGAAGAATGAGAAAAGAAACTGTTAAAATTACTTGTGATAGATGTGGTAAAGAAATTCCTGATTGGTTTAGTCCGTCTTTTTATATCTTCAAAAATAATAGAAAAATTATTATGACACGAGACACCGATAGAGGGCAAAAAGAAATAGATTTATGTAAAGATTGTTATGAGTCTTTAAGACATTGGTATTTCAGAAAAGATGAAAGAGAGGTTAAATAAATGAGTTACAATAGTCCAATAAGTATAATCAGCCAAATGGTTGATGACCAAATCAAAGAAATGCATAAACAGGAAGAAGCAGCGATAGTGACAGAAATTACAAGAAAGATAGGTGTTGATATTGATAAGGACGAACTTATCCGAGCATTGAATTATGATAGGCATCAATATGAAAAAGGCTATGTAGATGGCAGA